TCACCGCCAGCGCCGAGCCGAGCGGCCACACGCGGCCTCCCCAGCCCCAGCACCCGGCCGGGAGCCGCCGGACCTCCCCGGCGACCTCGACGCGGTAGTCGGTCCCGGCGCTCAGGTCCTGGCCGTCGAGCGCCAGCGCCGAGAGGGTCGCGGGAAGCTCAGGCAGGAGGAAGGTCGCCAGCCCGTTGCCGAGCAGGCTCACGGCGTCGTCGGCCACGAGGTCGATGCGCTGGCGCGTGTAGTTCCTGATCTCCTCCGAGGCAAGGTCCAGCAGAAGCTGAGCCCGCACATCGTCGAACGGATCAGGCTGGCCCAGGTAGCTCGCAAGCTCGGCCGGGGTGGCGAAGCTCGTCACTTCGCCCTCGGGCTCCGGGCCTTGTTCGGACTCTTGCGCGCCTTGGTCGGGGGCTCCTTCTGCCCGACCGGCTTGGCCGCATCGCCGAGCGCCTGCGCGTCCTCCTCAGACAGCAGCACGGTCGTCGTGGTCGGGTTCCCCCGCCGGTCCAGCTTGGTCACTTCGTACTCCTGCACTCCCATCGCTGCACCCCCAGTCCGACCCGATGGGCGGATAGGTCTCGGTGACCGCGCCACGGCAGGCCTGCCACGGCTCGTCGCAGATCGGACAGCGCGGTATGTCCATGGGTCTCCTTCAAAGGGTGGGACGGGCTCCCGGCCGCCAGGGGGGTCGTGCTTGGCGCGGCGCGGGAGCCCGAGCCCCGCCGGTTAGCTCGTGGTGACTTCGCAGATGGCCGACGGCCGGAAGATCAGGTTGGCGGCCCGCTCCTCGAACAGGATCGCGATGAGGTTGCGCACGAAGTAGTCCGAGTGCGAGTCCGTGATCGCCACGGTCGGGTCCATGCGGACGAGGAACAGGATCGTCCTGAAGTCCGCGACGTATGCCTTCTGCGCCGGGACGGCCTGGGAGACCACCCGAGGCAGGCCCCACAGCGTGTTCGGCCCGAGCCCGAAGGGACCGTTGCCGAAGTAGCGCAACTGCGAGTCCTTCGCCAGGTCCACGGCCTCGGCATCCGCCGGGTTCATCAGCACCCCGTTCGGGTTGGCCTGCCCGTTGACCTGCACCTTGGTGATGGCCTTCCTGATGCTGTCCGCGATCGTGGTGGAGAACGCCTGGGTCTGGATGCCCGAGGCCAGCCGGAACCCGTCAAGCTGGTCGTTGGCGACGCCCGTCCCACCGATGATCTGGTCCTCCTCCTCCTCGGCCAGGCCGTAGCGGCCGAACTGGTCGATGAGGGTCCGCAGGAGCGGCACGTCGGACAGCGACTGCTTGCTGGCCGCGAACCAGTGCGCGATGGTCACCACGGTCGCGGTGAAGGCGGTCGTCTGGATGTCCGACTGCGGCTTGACGCCGCCACTCGTGCCGGTGCCGGTGGCCGTGGAGGCCTCGTGGACCCCGGCGGCCGCGTTGGTCCAGCCGGTGATCCTCGCGTACCGCACCGAGTTCGAGGACGTCCGGCCGTTGGAGATCAGGTCCCGCAGGACCAGCGGCCGCTGATATGGCCCGTAGTCGATCAGGCCCCGCTCGTCCGGTGAGAGCAGCGCCGCGCCGACGCCGGAGTCGGTGAGGATGGCCTTCATCTCCACCGCCGGGAGATCGACGTGCATCGAGGCCGGGACCTCCCGGCCGTCGAACTGCTTAGCGAAGGCCTTGTAGGGCTCGGCCTCGGTGAACTGCTGGCCCCAGGACTTGCGGGAGCGCACCGGCTGGCGCTTGGTCAGCGAGTTGAGGTCCTCCTCGCTCAGGATGCCCTCGACCTCCCCGAGGTCTCCTGCGCCTGCGGCCAGCGCGTCCAGGTCGGCGATGATGCGCTCGTCGCCCTTGGCCTTGCGCAGTTGGCCGGTCAGGTCCTTCACGGTGCCGAGGAGGCGCTCGGCATCCTGCATCTGCTCGCCCGAGAACACGCCGTCCTTGGCCTGATCCTTCAGCGCGAGCGCCTGCTTGGTGGTCTCATCGAGCTTGCCCTGAAGCTCATCGATCTTGCTGGACATGGACCCCTCCCGAGGACTAGGGGAGGAGGCTCAGGGCCTCCTCCAACTGCTGGGCGAACTGCTCGGGGCTGATCTGGTCCTCGGACTTGCCCTCATCGGGGTCCTCGTCCTTGCCGTCGTCGGCCTCGGGGGTGGAGGTCGGATCGAGTTGCACGAGCACGTCTTGGATCGCCGCGATCCCCTGCCTGAGGCGCTGCTCGTTCGCCGCCGACAGGATGCGGCCGGCCTTGGCCGCAGGATCGTGCGCCTTCAACTCCGGTGGCTCCATGTCGCCGTCGCGCAGGTGGGTGGCGAGGTGCGACCAGATGCCGCGCCGGTCGTCGGCCGGGACGTTGGCTCCTCCCCGGCCGCCGTTCAGGATGCCGATGCCCGTGGAGGCGGCCGTCAGGTTCGCCGCTCCCACCGCGCCGTCGGCCGAGACCATGTGGTGGATGAACTTGTAGGAGACCTTCTTCGCCGGGTCGCCCTCAGGATCGCGCCAGGCGGTCGCGCCCCGCAGGGGTCCGGGCTCGCTCGGCAGGCGCGCCCAGTTCGCAGGCCCGTCCCAGGCCGCGTCCGTGGTCGCGGTGTGGTGGGAGCCGATGGCCGCCTTGACGCTGAGAAGCTCGGTCGCCCGGTTGGCTCCGACCAGGGTCGGCCCGACCTCGATGAGTTCCAGTTCGGTCAGTTCGTTCGCCCCGTCCTTGGCGCGCCGGGAGTCGCCGACCTCGTAGCTGAAGCTGAAGTTCCGCACAAGCCCGTCCTTCAGGAGCCGGTGCGCCTTCAGGCCTCGGGGGTCGGCCAGGTCCAGGCGGCCCTTGACCACCAGCCCCCGGTCGGTCTCCGCGATGTCGTGCGGATCGGCCTGCCCGATGAACCCGTCGATGGACCAGTCGTGGCTCCACGTCACCGGGACGGGCGCGCCTCGGGAGCGCCACTCCTCGATCGTCTTGACGAAGGCCCCCGGCATCACCCGGTCGCCCACGAGGTCCACGTTGCCGAACACGGCCACCAGCGCCTCGAAGGAGCCCTCGGAATCGTCAAGTGCCTTGACCTCTGCGGCGTACGTCTTGGTGTTCACGCGGCACCTCCGTCAAGTGCGCTGAGGTCCTCCTCGGCCTCGGCCAGGACCCGCTTGCCTCGCCGGATCAGGCCGTCGGAGGACATGGAGGTGACGAGGCGGGAGACCGCCCGCTCGATCACCAGTCCTTGCAGCGAGGAGGCCGAGGGCTGCGGCGCATTGGGCGCGGCCTGCCCGCCCACGCTGACGTTCATGGGTGTGATCAGTTCGCCCGCCGCCTCGTCGGCAAGCTCGGGCAGGTTCATCCGGCCTCGGGCCTCGGCGCGTGTCATCCACGGCCCGCCGGTCGCCAGCGACAGCGCGGCGGCCTGTTCCTCGAAGGAGCCCTTCAGCTTGTCGGCGATGTTGAACTCGGCATAGACCTCGCCCGAGGTGTCGAAGTCCGGCACAAGCTGAAGCTCGATCTCCTGGCTGAGCATCTCGAACCAGGGCCCGAGCGTGTCTTGGTATAGCTGCTGGTGGAACTGCTTGGTATTGGCGTAGTTCGCGTTGTCCAGCACGCCGATCATGGGCGGCGGGATGAAGTAGGCGGCGGCGACCTCCTCCCGCGCCAGCTTCCGCGCTTCCAGATATTGGGAGTCGCGGGCCGAGAACGCGCCCGCCTTGTAGGTCATCCCATCTTCGAGGATCGGCGTGCCGCCGACCTCCATGCCTTCGCCCGTGTAGCGCGCCTGCCAGTCCGAGCGGAAGCGGTCCCGCGCATCCTTGCTCCACTTCGGCGCGTCCTTGGGCCGCTCGATGAACCCGGAGACCTTGGCCCCCTGCGCCCAGTAGCGCGCCCGGTAGTCCGAGGCCGCCGCCTCCTCGGCCAGCATCTGGCGCAAGGACTCCAACGGCGACAGGCCGATCCGCTCGGACAGCGGGTTGAAGAAGCGGAAGTAGACCAGGCGCTGCGGTGCCAGGATCACCCGAGACCCGTCCTCGTCGCCGAAGCTGAAGGCGACCGGCGCGGTGGTGTTGCCGCCCAGCGGGGTCACCCGCCAGGGCGCGAGGCGCGCCAGCCCAGGCTCCGCAGGGGTGCCGACCTTCAGCCAGTAGCCGACGCCGTAGATGCTCAGGTCTGACACGAGCGCCGCCTTGGCGCGGTAGGCGCTCAGGCGCGGGCTCGGTCGGGCGAGCATGGCCGCCAGCGGCCCCTCGGTCAGGCGCACGCGGTCGGTGTCGGAGACGCGACGGTAGACGTGCAGCGCCACCTGGGCGATGTTGCGCGCCAGGAAGTCCACCACCATGCGGACGTTGGCCTGCGACCTGTAGAGGGCCGCGTAGTCCGAGCCCGAGAAGTAGGAATCCACCGAGGAGGCGACGGAGGTGCCGAAGTAGCTGCTGGAACCATCCACCCCTGAGAGCACGCCCTTGGACACGATCGCGGTCACGGAGCCTCCTGGGATAGGACCTGGATGAAGTCCACGTTGGGCCACTCCACGAGGACCTCGCCGTCAACGGGATAGCGCGCAGCGCCGTCGATCAGTTCAGCGTTCTTCAGCCGCAGGAACCGAGGACCGCGCCGCCACAGAACGCCCGCGATGGCCTTCCCGGTTCGCAGGTTCACCAGCACGCGCCGATGCACGAGCACGGATCACTCCTTCGAGGGCTGACTCCCACTGGGTCACGCCGTGCGGCATCGAGAGGTCTCGCCCGGTTCGGTGCGCCTCCTGCGCCATGCGCTCAAGGGTCAGCGGGTTGCGCACGAGGCGCTGCACGCACGTCGCGAAGGCCTCCGGCGAGGCGGCCACGAACCCGTTGACGCCGTGGCGCACCACGCGGCGCTGCTCGGGCAGGTCGGTCACCACCACCGGGATGCCGAGGCTCAGATACTCCTGCGCCTTCAGCGAGGACTTCGACGTGTTGAACCGGCGACAGGACTCGTTGTCCAGCGGCACCAGGCCGATGTCGGCCCGCGCCATCTTGCGATAGAAGCTCGCCACGTCGGGCTCCCACCCGAAGCGCTCCCCCGGATCGAACAGCCCGAGATACCGCGCCGCCGCGAAGTCACCCACGGTGCTCAGGAGCGCCCCGTCCAGCATGTAGGCCATGACGGGCGCGAGCCACTCGAGGTCCTGCCGGTGAACGCCGGTCGTGCCTGCCCACCCCAGACGGACACGACCGTCGCCCACCGGCCCCGTCCGCACCTTCCCCACCCACGAAGGAAGGTGATTGCGAACGGTGTAGCACGCCCGCGCCCAGCGCCCGTAGACATCAGCGAGGCGCTCGGAGGTCACCGTGATCGCCGAGGCGAGGCGGATCGCTTGCAGGTGACGGGTGAGGACCTCCTCCGAGGCCTGCCAGTCGTTCTGCGGCGGTATCTCCTCCAACTCGTCGTCGGTGTCCACGATCACCGAGACCCCCGCCTCGGTGAAGGCCTCCACGGCCTCCAACAGCGAGGCGGCCATGGGCCGGTGGACCACCACGACGTCCTCCTGATCCACTGGGAACAGGTGGGCGAGCGTGACCTCGGTCTCCCAGCCTCGGGCGGCCAGGGCCTCGGCCGGCCACAGCGATCGCAGGTGGTAGCCGCCGTTGCTCGGGCTGGCGATGAAGTGAACCCTCACGGCCTGCGCGCCAGGAGTTGGACGTTCAGGTACGCGGGCGCGGCATCGTTCCAGCCACGGTCGAACACCACGTCCGGCGGCATGATCCGAGCCGGGAACTCATAGGCCGTGGCCACCACCTCCAAGCCCGCGTCGCCCGCCAGGACTTCCAGCGCATCGGTCGAGAAGCGGAAGAAGTCGTTGGGGTAGCCGTGCAGCGGGAAGCTCTGATGCGTCTGCACGTAGAGGGCTCCTCCTCGGATCAGGACCCGAGCGACCTCGGCCGTGGCGACCCATGGGCGCTCGATGTGCTCCCAGACCGAGCACGCGACCACGGCGGCGAAGGTCCCGGCAGCGAACGGCAGCCGGTGGACATCGGCCGCGATCTCCACGTCCGCTCCCGGCGCGATGTCGGCCATCACGTAGCGCGCCTGCGGGAACCAGTCCCGATGATGCGTCGGGCGGCCGGGGAGGCTCTGCGCGGTCCCGAGTTCCAGGACCGGCCCGCCGGGAGCCAGCGCCCGGAAGGCCCCCGACAGGTCGGCTACTTGACCGCCACCCATGCCGCGAAGTTCATCCAGCGCCAGATGCACTCCACCTCACGGAAGCCCACGGCCCGCAGGAGTTCCTCGTTCCAGCGGGCGGTGACCGGGACGAGGATGCCTTCCAGCGCGAGCGCCTTGCGCATGATCTCGTCCTCGGTGTAGCCGTTGGAGCGCTTCATCGCCCGGTAGCGGTCCACCAGGAGCCGATCCACCATGGGCGAGCCGCCGAGGACCTTCTCCACGACGATGGCCGCGCCTCCGGGCAGGAGCGCCTCGTGCATCCGGGCGACGAGGTTGCCCCGGTGCTCGATCGGGACGAACTGAAGGGTCAGGACCGCCAGCGCGACCGAGGCGCTCACGGGCGGGTAGTCACTCCGCAGGTCCACCTTCTTGATGTCCACGACCGAGGACCACAGCGAGAAGCGCTCCCGCGCCGCCTCGATCATCGGGTCGGAGACCTCCACTCCCAGATAGCGGTTGTGGGCTCCGAACCGATCCACGAACGGTGCCAGCGCCTCGCCTCGGGAGCAGCCCAGGTCCACCACCCACGTCTTGGGCTGGACGAAGGAGGAGCCGACCTCGAAGCAGACCGAGCGCATGGTGGCGTACATCGGGATGGACCGTTCGAGCATGTCGTCGAAGGCCCCGGCCACGTCGGCGTCGAAGGTCCAGGAGCCCGCCTTGGTGTCCTCGGTCAGATCGGCTTCAAGCGGCATGGGTTCATCCTCGGGTCAGGGTGCCGAACTCGGCTCGGCACAACGAGTTGTAGATGCGCGCCGGGGAGGTCCAGCGCTCCTCACAGGCGGCCCGCATCCCGGTCCCGCCTTGGAAGGTGTCCTTGGCGCGGTACACGATCGAGCGCGGCAGGAACCGCTCGGCCACCCGCTGAAGGAGGCGCTTGCCCGGTGGGCAGGAGCGCCGATCCAGCCGCAGCACGTACTCCACGAGGTCGGCCTCGCAGAACGGCGGGCGAAGCTCCACCCCGTAGCGCATGAAGGACTTGTTGGCCCGCACGAAGTCCGAGCGGCCCATCTTGGCCACCGCATCGCGGCGCGCCAGCTTCCACGCGGCATCGGAGGTCGCCCGCCGCGCCAGGCGGCCGTAGCCCCCGAACACCTCATCGGCCGCCTCGCCTGACAGGACCACCTTGAAGCCGTCCTCGGAGATCACCCGAGCCAACTGCACGGATACCAGCGCGATCTCCACCGCGACCTTCGTCGGTATCTCGATGGTTCGCACCACCGAGCGGACCTCCTCTAGGTCCGGCGGATCGAGCTTGACCTCGCGCAGTTCGATCCCGAGCGCCTCGGCCACGGTCCTGGCCGCCGCCAGGTCGGCCGAATCGGGCTCCATCCACGCGCAGTAGGCCACGAGGTCCGGCCGCTCCTGGGCGGCCATCGCCGCGATCAGGGAGGAGTCGAGGCCTCCCGAGAGCAGCGTGCAGACAGGCACGTCCGCGATCTTCAGGCGCTTGGAGACCCCCCGGCGCAGGAGCGCCTCGGTGACCTCCTCCGGGCTCCCGGTGGTCTCGGGCTCCTGCGGCCGGTGCCAGTAGCCGACCGATCCCCGGTCGAGGCTCAGGAAGCCGCCAGGAGGCACGGGCATGGCCGCCCCTGGCTCAGGTAGCGCCTTGCGCTCGCTGGCCCACAGGAGCCCTCCTGAGCGCCCCTGCTGCACGTACAGCGGCATCTCTCCCAGCCGGTCGCGCACGAGGAGCCGCTCCCGAGGCGAGGACCAGCAGAAGGCGAACTGACCGTCCAGGAGCGGGAGCGCATCAAGGCCTCGGTCGAACAGGAGCGCGGCCAGGACCTCGGTGTCACCGCTGGTGCGCCAGGCGACCCCGTTCCACTTCGCATCCAGGAGGTCCCGAAGCTCGGCCGCGTTCCACAGTTCGCCGTTGTAGGTCAGCGCGCCGTCGGCGAAGCGGAACGGTTGGTCGGAGCGCCGGTTGAGGTCTTGGATCGCCAGGCGCGTATGCCCGAGCCACAGGCCCTGATGGTGCAGGACTCCTGAGGCATCCGGCCCACGGTGCGCCAGCGCCTCGGTCATCGCCTCGATGTGGCGTCGGCCTCCGAGCGGGAAGGCCTCCTCGGTGAACCCCGCGATCCCGCACATCTACCCGTCCAGCAGGACCCCCGCCAGCGCCTGCGCGACCGCCCGCATCATGGGCGGCGGGACGGCGCGGCCGAGGCGCTCCCACTGTTGGGCGAAGGTCCCGGACAGCGCGAAGTCGTCCGGGAACCCACAGATGCGCCGAAGCTCCGGGATCGAGAACTTGCGCACGCCGATCGGGTGCAGGACCGCCGCCGCGCCGTGCCACCCTCCCAGCGCCGTGATCGTCGGAGACGGTCGCCCCTGATCCGCCCGCGCCAGGTCGAAGAAGCGCCGGGAGGAGCGCCCCTCGGTCAGCTTCTCGGCCTCAGGCCCGATGGCATAGCGCTCGATGTTCACCCCGTTGGCGACCGCCTGCACGTTCAACTCCGGGTCCTTGATGGCCCCGCGCATGACGGTCCCGGTGCTCTGGCCGTTCGGGAGGTCCGCGAGCGCATCGCGCACGGCGTAGCGGTACGGCAGCGGCCTGGGCCATGCCGGGGAGCGCCCGAGGTCCTCCCGGATACCTTGGAAGATCACGCGGCGGCGCGCCTGCGGGACACCGAGCCACTGGGCATCGAGGAGGCGGGACTCCACCACGTACCCGGCCGCCCGCATGGCGCGAGCGATCCTCAGGAAGTAGCCCTTCGCCTTGCCCTGCACCATCCCGGAGACGTTCTCAGCGATGAAGGCCCGAGGCCGAAGCTCGCGCAGGAGGCGCACGTACTCATCGAACAGGTCGTCGGTGCGCTGGGTGGTGTCGGAGTAGCGGGTGGTCTCGCCCCAGTGCGCCTCACGGCGGCCGGCCAGCGAGAAGGAGGCGCACGGCGGCGAACCTTCCAGCACGTCGATCTCCTCGTCACCGATCCCGGCCTCGGTCCTGATCCGCTCGCCGGTCACCTGGCGGATGTCCTCGGTGGATAGGAAGGCCCGAGGGTGGTTGGCCTGATAGACCTCGGCGGCCGCCGGAATGAACTCGTTGGCCCACAGGACCCGGAAGCCCGCCATGCGGAACCCGAGGCAGGAGCCGCCGCAGCCGGAGAAGGTCGAGACCAGCCGCAGGCCGTTCGGCTCGGTGGCCTCGATCTCGGCCATGCTCGGGATGCGGTAGGGCGGCTTGGCCGGGTCCAGCCGCGCAGGATCGGTCGGAGCCTCCCGCACCCAGCCCGATCCGGGCGAACCCTTCCGCCCGCCGGTCTGATGCGCCCGGATGGTGGGAGCCGGGAGCGCCGAGGAGCGCCAGTCGCCCTGGAACCGATCCCCGTCGTGGGCGACCTCCACCACCTGCACGCGGTTGGAGCGGCTCCCGACCGAGGCCACGATCGTCGGGCTGGGCCGATCCACCGACTGCCAGCGCTCCTTGAAGTCCTTGGTGTCCTGAACCCCGATGCCGACGATGCGCTCGGTCACTTCGGGCTCCCGTTCCACTCATAGCCGCAGGACGGGCACTGGTACTCGGAGGCGTCGGAGGTCTCCGGGAACTCCTCAGGAGGACTCGGCGCAGCAGCGGCCAGGATTCGGTCAAGCTCGGCAGGCTCGAACCCGAGGACAGCCCGGAGGTCGGGCGCGTCGGCCGCCAACTCCTCCAAGCGCACGGCTAACAGTTCGATGGCCCAGTCGGACTCCTCGGCCAGCCGGTTGTCCGCGATGTTGTACGCCCGCGCCTCCATGTCGGTCAGGTCCAGGAACACCGCCGGGACCTCCCGCACGTCCGCCTCCTGAGCGGCGCGCAGGCGCTGATGTCCGGCGACCACGATGCCGGGTTCGGTCCCGTCGTCCGAGCGCCGCTGGACCAGGACCGGCGCGACGAAGCCGAAGCGCTCGATGGAGTTGCGCAGCTTCGCCAGCCCGAGGTCGCTGAGCCTGCGCGGGTTCTCTGGATCAGGCCGAAGGGTGGTCGGGTCCACGACCGTCAGTTCCCAGGCCAAGGTCGCCGTGCTCGCCAAGATTCCCTCCCGGATAGTTGGACGTTCCTGTTACCGTCGGTTACAGTTGGCCTACACACCCACCAGGCCGGGAAGCCCCGGCGGAAGGAGGCCTCCAATGGCCGAGCAGCAGGACACCACGGTTGTCGAGATCACGAGCGCCCGCAAGCGCCGGACCTCGAAGCCCGCCAGCACCAGCGCCAAGGCCCCGGCCAAGGCGACCCGTACCCGGAGGGCCTCGGCCGCGAAGAAGGCCACCGCCTCCCCCAAGCCCAAGGCGACCACCACCCGCAAGCGCGCCAAGCGCCCCGAGGTGGGCGAAGGCCAGCGCTTCTGCGGCCGCTGCGAGACCGTCAAGGACTTCCCCAAGGAGTTCCCGGTGCGCAAGAACGGCAAGGCGGTCGGCTGGTGCTTCTCCTGCCAGAAGGCGTACCGCGCCGAGGTGGCCGCGAAGAAGAAGGAGGCGGCAGCGCCCAAGGCCTGATCCTCCCGCGCCTCCTCACCCACGAGCGCCTCCCGGCCCAGCCGGGGGGCGCTTCTTTCTTCTCCAACTTTCTGGCTGAGAAGGTGGGCGCTCCTGTTACCGACGGTTACACTTGACCCATGACACCACGACAGGAGGACCAGATGAACCAGACACCTGAGGCTCGGATCGCCGAGGCCACCACGCGCCACTACTTCGGCAACTTCATCAGCGCGCTGGAATGCGCCGCCGTCGAGCTTCACTTCGAGGTCATCAGCGCCAACGACTTCGCCGGACTGATCGACCTCGACGGGACCTCCTACGAGGTCCTGAACCGCCGCGACCGTTTCGGCCAGTTCTTCGTCACCGAGGACTGGGAGTGACCCGCACCACCTAACCCGAAGGAGCCAGATTGCAGCGCATCACCGCCCGGAAGTATCTCGGCGACGACGCCAGCAGTTGGGCCGTGTTCATCGACGGTCGGCCATTCGTCACCGGGCTCACACGGTCCGAGGTCGCCTACTACAAGGCGCAGGCGCGCAGGATCGCGCAGGAGCGCCGACCCGCGACCAAGGCCACTGACGCGCAGGAGGAGACCCGATGAGCCGCCGGACCTCCGCCGTGATCATCCTGCCCCTGACCCACCGCTGCGCCTGCGGCGCGCCGTCCACCCACCGGCTGCGCTGGGCCGAGTCCTCCTCCCGAGGAGTCGCGGTGGTCTCCGGGCCTCCGCGCTGCGCCCGCTGCGCCTCCCGCGACGCCGAGCACCTGCTGGCCGACGGGGCCTCCTCGGTCGAGGGCCGTACCTTCCCGCAGAAGGGAGGTGATCACGTTGCTCGCTGAGATCAACTACGGGGCCGTCATCTGGGCTTCCGTGCTGGTCGGCCTGGCGCTCGGCATCTGGGCGCTGGCCACGGCAGGAGCGCGAGCGCGGCGCGGCGGCTACTGGCGATATTGCCCGTTCTGCAAGTCGATGCTCGCGCCGCACTCCACCGTCTGCGCGCACTGCGGCCGGGACCTCCCGCCCCGCACGCCGTAGCGCCTGAAGGAGCTTCCACCCGGAGCGCCTCCCGGAATCCGCCGGGGGGCGCTTCGTCGTATCCGGCCCTAGAAGGCCTCAGGAGCCCTCCTAAGCCACGGAGGGGCCTCGCCGGGTCTCCTTACCCCCAGGAGCCCGCTGCGGGCTTCTACGGGGCTCCTACGCGATCACGAGGCCATGGTCCTCGTAGGCCGAGACCCCCTCCCGAGTCACCAGCGCCGTGGACAGCGCCCGGACGAGCGCCAGGATGCCTGGGACCGAGGTGGCTGAGGTGGAGAGGTCCGGCTTGATGTTGCCGTCGCCGTCGCGCTTGACCGCCAGGGCGTCGGCCTCCCACCGCAGGACCGGGTGGCCGCCGTGGCGCAGGCGACCGGCGAGCACGAGGTCCAGGAGCGCCCGCGTGCCGGTGTTCATCTGCCCCGGCGTCGAAGCGATCGGCTCGACCTCCAAGCCCGCCTCGGCAAGCTCCAAGGCCAGTTGCAGCGCGCCGAAGCGCCGATAGGCCAGCCGGACGATCTCGAAGCGCTCGGCCACCCGCAGGACCTCCTCCCGGATGGCGGCGTAGTCGATCACGTTCCCCGGCGTCAGGATCAGGCGGCCTTCCCGAGCCCAGGTGCCGTACGGCATCGCGTCGCGGTGCTCCCGGTCGGCGAGGTCCTCCTCGGGCAGGAAGTAGCGCGAGACCACCGTGTAGGTGGGCTGCTCGGCGTCGTCCGGGATCACGAGTTGGAGCGCGGCCAGGCCCTGCTCGGCCGCCACGTCCAGACCGGCGAAGGCGAGCCTGCCCTCGTGCTCGGACTCCTGCACCATCCCGGCCGTGGCGTCCCAGGCCTCCATCGGCAGGAACCGCGTCACCTGCCGGACGTGGCGGTTGAGCCGGAACTGAAGAAACGTGTTCATCTCCGAGGGCTTCTCCCGCGCCTCCCGCGCCTCCTGGCGCAGCGTGTCCAGGCTCAGGAAGTCACCCAGCGCCGGGTTGGCGTCGAACCACGCGGCCTCGTCGAACGGATCGGCGTCGGCGGGAGCCTCCCGGATGTAGACGAACAGGTTGGGGTCGGAGGTCTCGCCCGAGCGCACGCGGCAGGCGTAGGCGTAGTCCTCGGCCTCCGGCGAGTTCGGGTCAGCGCCCGCCGAGGTGATCGTCATGAGCAGCGGCTGAGCCCGCTTGCCCATGCCGCGCTTCAGGGCGTCCAGGAGGTCCCGGCGGCGCTGGACGTGAAGCTCATCGACCACCGCGCCGTGGACGCGGAACCCCTGCGCGCCGTAGCCCATGGAGTCCCGAGGGAGCGCCCGCAGGTAGGAGTTGGTCCTCGGGTCGATGATCCGCCGGGTGGACTGGATCACCTCCAAGCGCTTGCGCAGGACCGGCGAGAACTGCACCATGCGGGCCGCCACCCGGAACACGATGGAGGCCTGGTCCCGGTCCTCGGCCGCGATGTAGACCTCGGCCCCCTCCTCGCCGTCGGCGGTCAGCAGGAACAACTCGAGTGCCGCCGCAAGCTCGGACTTCCCGTTGCCGCGTGGCAGCCACATCTGGGCGCGGCTGAACCGGCGGACCCACATGCGGTACTGAGGCGACCACACCTGCCAGCCGAACAGCGGGCGCACGATCTCCTCGCGCTGCCAGGTGGTCAGCAGGAACGGCCGGCGCGCCCACAGCCCGTCGGTGTGGACACAGAATCGCTCGATCCAGGCCACGACCCGATCGGCCTCTGCGGCGTTGAACCACAGCGTCCCGGCACGTGGGCGCTTCGGGCGCTCGCTAGCGGACGGGGCTGAAGAGGGCTTCCTCGGCATCCTCGTCCAGGCCGTTGATGTTGGCGCGCAGCGTGCTCCGGGAGGCAGGCGTCAGGCCGAACTGCGCGCCGAGTCGGCACACCAGCGTCGTGGAGTCGCGGAACACGCGCCAGCCGGGGTTGACCACCAGCGGCTGGTCCTTCCCCTTGACCAGGAGGCCCACCCGGATCAGCGCCACCGACTTGCGGTGGGCGATCACGGCCTCGCAGAAGGCGGCGAAGGCGGGGCCGTCCCACTCGGTCAGCAGGCCGTAGCGGATCAGGTCCGGGGCCATCTGGTCCCACAGCGCGCTGGCCTCCGGGGTGAGTTCCTCGGGCTTGCCCGGAAGGCGGGGAGCCGGGAGCGGCTCGGCATCGTTGCGCTTGCGGTGGCCTCGGCGGCCTTCGATGAGCTTCAGCGCTCTGGGCTTGGCGTTCTGCGGCAAGCGGTGACCTCCGAACCCAAACGAAAGTGGCGCACGGCGTTTTAGCTACAACCAAGCGCTTCGCTCCGTCGTGCGTTGTGATCTCGATGCCCCTCCCCACCTGCGGGGATGGGAGGGGGTGGTAAGGCAGCGTTACCATCTGATCGCCCGTGCCAGTGCCCACCATGCGATCAGCGCGCACGCGGCGACGATCACACCGGCCAGCACCACGAGCAGGCCGAGCAGCAGGACCGCCAGGAGCCAGCGCCCGAAGCGGGCTATCGGATCAGGCTGCGGACGATGAGCCACACGCCGAAAGCGACGAGCGCGACCAGCAACCACGACAGGATGGCCAGCACGAGCAGACCAGCAGCACGGACCTCCCAGTGTGGGTCGCCGTTCAGGTGCGGATCAGGAGCGCCCAACGAACCGGCCTCCTGCGCCTCGGTGTTCCTCGGCGGTCTTGCGCTTGTGGCAGGTCGAGCACAGGGCCTGAAGGTTCGCCCGAGCGTGGGTGCCCCCATCCCGGAGCGGGAGCCGGTGGTCAACCTCGGTGGCCGTAGCCCCGCACGGACAGACCGGCTCCTCGATCAGGACCCGCCGACGGATCGCCGCCCACGCGCCGCCGTACTCACGCATGGCCGAGCGCCGCGCAGGAGCGCGGTTGTAGACCCGCATGATCTCCGAGCGGTGCCGAGCGCAGCGTCCTGGCCGCGCCACCCGCGTACCGCAGCGGGGCTCGGTGCAGGTGGTCAGCGGACGGCGCGGCATCAGGAGTCCTCCTCCACCGCCGCCAGTTCGTCAAGCAGGACCAGATAGGCCAACAGGAGCGGCCCCCGAGGCCGCCGCGTCCCGGCCTCCCACCGGCCCACGGTGACCTTGGCAACGCCCAGCGCCTTCCCGAGCCGCTCCTGCGAGACCCCGGCTTCCTCGCGGATGGCCCTCAGCATCAGCGGCGAAGGCAGCCGCTTGTCAGCGCGCACCTCCTCCACCAGGACCCGGCGCGCCACCGGCAGCGGGAGGTCGAACGCCCACGGCTGCATCACGGACCTCCCGGCCAGCGCTCGGCGAGGAGCCCGTCGAGCTTCAGGTCTGCCACGGCGCGCCTGATCGTTCGGTGCAGCACGGCGAGGTCCTTGGCGGCGAGGTCCAACTCCTCGGGCGTCTCCCGGCCGGTCAGGTAGCGCAGCCGACCGATACCGCCCCGAGCGTGATCCGCAGGATACGCGGCCCGAGACCCGTCTGTCGAGGTGCTCACGAGGATTCGCCTCGGTTGACAACTCGTGCGGAAGCTCGCCTCCGGGCTCTGCGATGGGCGCTGCGCTCCTCGGCTCGGTCGGCGGTCTCGGTGGTCCAGATGCCGGTCGTACCCACCGGCTCCCCGCTCATGCGATCGAGCCACCGCAGATCGGCCAGGGCCTCGGCGGTCGCGCTCGCAACCAGCGCGATCAGGTCGCTGATCTTCACAAGCTCACGGCGTACCTGAGCCCGCCTCAGGTCGAGCGCCATGTCTGCGGTCGGGTCCGACATCGCGCCCCCGGAGACCTTCACCTCGCCGGTCGTCGGGAAGTAGGCCAGCGCCCGGACCTCCGCGTAGACCTTCGGCAGGCGGTACAGATCACGCGCCGCAGCCCTGCACATCTCCTGCACCTCCTCCTCGGATAGCTCCCGCCCGCTCACCCGATCCGCTCCCCGATCCAGGTGGCGACGGGAACGGTGACCGCATCGCCGACCGCGCCGTACTTGGGCCGATCCGGCGGGGAGTTCCCACCCACCCAGTCGTCCGGGAACCCCTGAAGGCGGCAGCACTCCACCACGGTCAGGCGGCGCACGCCGGTCACGTTCGCCACCGCCTGCGAGTAGCCGTCGCCGTCCAGCGGCTGGGCCTGTCCGGCCGAGGAGATCGGGTCCTGTCGGGCGTTCAGGACGTAGTGCCCGTCGAAGTTGAACCGCCGGGAGGAGGAGCCGCTGCCGAGGGCGGTGATCCAGCCGTGTCGGGCAGCATTGTCGTCTGCCCCGCCTGATCCGATCCCGAAGATGGAGACGTGCCCTGAGCTACCGCCTCCAAGGCCTCGCGCAGCGGGCTCGGGATCGTCCGTCTGCGCCTGCGCGCCCGATCCAGAATCCCCCGCGCCGCCCTCGACGAAAGCCAGAAACGGGTCGCCACTTCGGGCTCCAAGATGTCCGACAACGAACAGGCGACGGCGGCGCTGGGGGACTCCGAAGTATCGAGAGTCCAGCACTCGCCAGGCCACGCCATACCCGAACCCGACCAGCGTCGTGAGTACGACGGCGAGATCGCGGCCACCGTTGCTGGAAGCCAGTCCGCGAACATTCTCAACGAGCACCCAGGCAGGCCGAACAGCGTCAACGACTCGGGCGAACTCGAACCAGAGTCCCGAGCGCTCCCCGCTGAGACCGGCCCGCTTCCCGGCGACGGAGAGGTCCTGGCACGGGAACCCGCCGCAGATGAGGTCGGCGGGTGGCAGGCAGGCCGGGTCAAGCTCCCGGATG